TCCTTCCGCGGATCAGCGGGCCTGCATAAGCGCGGGACACCGGGCATCAGCCGCGGCGCGAGCCGGATGGCGAACACCCGTAACCGGAATACCCGCAGTGGCGCGCGCGCCTGAGCAGACCGACGAGGAGCGGGTAAAAGCCAAGCTGGTGAAGGAGATTCTGGCGGCGGATAACCGCGCCGAACTGGTCGCGATGGTGAACGCCTTCACCAAACTGCTGGCGGTTGAGCAAAAGATCGAGGCGGGAGCATGGGGCGAGGAATTGCCCGATGAGCCTCCGCCGCTGCCTGAGCCGAAACGATGACGCTGGTCGAAGTCATTCAGGGCACGCACGTCGGGCTGAAGTTAATTCAGGCGCGGCTGGTACTGATTCTGGCTCTGCTGCTGACCGCGGGGTTTACTGCGTGGGCGATGTGGCTGCAGACCCAGTTGGGTGCGGTAATTGCGGGCGGCTTCGCGGTATTGGTATTTCTGCCCGTGCTATTCAGAGGAGAAATGCGTCATGGCATCCAAACTCAACACCAGCAAGCCCGGGACGAGAGCAGTTGGTCCGCCGCCCGGCCCGATGCGCGCGCAGCGTAACGGTGGAGTGCACGAAACCCTATGGCGGTCAGCGATTACGTTAGAGCGACAACGCACCGATGTATCTCCGCTCAGCCGGAACTTTACGAACTTCCGCGTTACTGGCGATCCCGGAGTCATTCCGAACCCACTTTTCGGATCTGGGCAAGGGAAGGCTCCCGGCAGCAAGCGCTCGCTGACGATCAGGAAACCGGAGGAGGACTGATGGAAAGCTGGATCCGGCAGAATCTCGACAAGGTGCTGGCCGCGATCACCGCGATTCTCGCCGCCGGTCACCTTGAACACCTGTTTTCGGCTGAGTGGCTGGTATTGCTTGCTGCTATAGTCACGTTCGCGTCAGAGTTCATCCCCCGATCAAGCACTCCGACTCCGACTCCGACCCCTCAGAAGAAACCGTAGGTAGCCAATGTCACGCAAACGGCGGACGCTCACGCTGCGCAAAGCCAAGCGGAAACCGAAAGGAGTACCGATGCCTACTGAAGCCGCACCACAGCCGAAGACCCCGGAACCACCACAGCCGAAGCCGGGATCCCCGCCACCGCCTCCCGGGACTGACCCGCATGCCGTGCCACAGGGACCGACTACGGAAAAGGAGGAAGAGGAGGAAGAGGAAGGGACGCCCGGCGCATGAGTGAATTGGTGATTGGTATTGACCCGGGGCTGACGGGCGCGCTCGCCATCCTCGGGCCGTCCGGGGAAGTCATCACGCTGGCGGATCTGCCGGTTTCCCGCAGTCCCGGCAAGCTGACGTGGCTGCACGGTGCGGCGCTGCACGACATTCTGGTGACGCACATCACGGGGCAAACGACAGCGGTGGTTGAGGTGGTGCATGCGATGCCGAAGCAGGGCGTGTCGTCCACTTTCACCTTCGGCTGTGTCTACGGATCGTTGCTGGCGGTGCTGCAGGTGCTGCACGTCTCGATTCACCTGATATCACCCTCGATCTGGAAGCGGGACTTGAAACTGATTGGCAAGGACAAGAAGGCTGCGCTCGCCAAGGCCCGCCTGCTATTCCCCAATGCTGCACTGCCGCTCGCCAAGCATCACGGGCGCGCTGAAGCGCTGCTCCTCGCGACGTGGTACATGCAGACCTTCCCGCAGCCAAAAAAAACCCCGGACGTACCGGGGTTGCCGGAAGCGATTGCATAACAGTCTTGTAGTTCTATTCGTCCCTGATAGCTGAAGCATAGCAGATCACAGGCAGATCACGATCCCGGGATCCGGGCACTGACCGCCACCGGGATACTTGCTTTCCTCTGAATCGATGCCCCATGGCCCCAATCCGTCCGGCCCCCACATGATGCCTTGAGTGGTGTTGGTGTAATAGTTGATCATCAGTTCATCGAAGCCGGCATTGAGGTTATTGCTCAGATCATTGAGGAACGGATCAACGGGGCCGCCGTCGCAGCTGCTGAGCATCACGCCTTCGCCATCGCACCACTGGGGAGCTACACATTCCGGGCAGGGATTGGCGCACTCTGGCGTATTTAGGCACCAGTGAAGCGCTTCCCAAGCCCATGTAGCCACATCCACGATATTGAATATGCTGACCTTGTGTTTAGCACCGAAGATCAGCGTGGACGAGAATGCGCAATCGGCACGTCCGGCGCAGGTGGGGTTACTGATGAATTCATCGAATAGCGCACCCGCCACCTGACACCCCGCTACCCACCCGGAAGGAGTTGCTGCGCAGTTGTACGGTGTGACGCGGCGCACATAGTGCCCACCGCCCGCTACGTTGTTGTTAATCACGCTCCAGTAATTCACCATGATGGCGGAATAGGTGGTACCGAGTACCTGCCCACTCACATCAGCGGCTTTTACCGGAGGTGCGGCAGCAGCCAGTACACAAAAGCCGCCGCAAAGCAGGACATTGATAGCGTTTGCAGCCAGCTTAGTAACGCCTTTTTGTAGGGGTCGCGCGGCAGATATGTAGCGGCACAGTATGTCCCCCACAGCACGCACCCGGCCAATTGCAAGCGACCGCCTAATGAATGTTCCCGGAAAAACAGATCGAGCAGTTGCAGCGGAGCGCATAAAGCACAGAGCAGTGTCAGTGCTGGCTTTGGTTCCGATTCCGAACTGTCGTAACTGCCAACGATAGACTTGAGCGACATGACAATACCTCATGGGTTCTCTCCTGATCTTGTGGACGTTATAGCCCCCCCATGGAAACATCTTTACATCTTGATCACCTCCATGTTAGGAAGGTGCGGGGCCGGATTCGAACCGACGCAAACGGGTGCACATGAGTTCCCATTCGCTACCTAACCCGCACCACAAACCAAACTACTACCATCACGATCAGCAGCCCGACGCCGATGAGAATATATGCGCCTAGAATGGCTTGCTGTTTCTCGTTAAGCATCAGTGCACCGGGAAATTCCCCGACTCCCACAGGTCGCACGCTTCCCGTATCCACTTGACCATGAGCTTGCTGGCATGCGGGTCCGCTTCCATTTCCAGTAGCTTGAACATCATGGTCAGCAGCACCGGCACCGCGACACGCACTCCGTAGTGCAGACACACCGGGTCGATCTGCTGGAACATGGCCTCATACACTTCATCAGAGATTTGCATTTAAGCGTGCCTTGATAGCCTGTTCACGGTCCTGCAGTTCCCCGCGGATCATGCGCATAGCGCGTACCGCATCCTCCCGCTTGATTCCGCCACGATAGCCGCCACGGTCGATGCGGATAATCAATTGTTCCCAAGACTGCAGCCGCGCCCGCAAGCTACCGTCAGTTTCTTTACGCCAGTTCATCGATGCTCATCCCCTTTAGTTCCGCTTCCACGTCGTAATACCCCCGCTCGTGCATCAACTTCGCGCACACTGCCAGCAGCAGCGGATACACCCGGTTGAATTCACGCTCTGTGAGGTCCGCTAGGCTTCTAGGCACCTCGACTGTTTCGCCGTCAAGGGTCAGTAGCTTCTCGCTGTGCCCCGCCGCCAACGCTACCGCACGCCTGAAGGCATCGAAGTCCCAGTAACTCTGCTGATTGCGAAAGGTCAGGTGCAGCAGCGCAAATACCCTCTTCTGCTGCGCATACGGACGGGGCCGCACCTGCGAAACTTGCGCCTGATAAATGCTCCCCACCGGTAGCTTGAGACTTTCACCCGCTGATACCTCCGTGGGCTCGAAACCCGCCACCGTGCGTTCAAGGTAAAGCTTCATGCTGCGCTGTCCGGTGCTAATGCAGCGGCTAATCCACAGTTACATGGACGACGTAACGGCGGATTGCTGGTCAGCAGTGTGAGGGCGTCGCAATTCCCATCGTGCGCGCCGTGCCGCTTCAGCGCCGCCCGCAGTCGCTCGCTAGTCGCAATTTCTTTAACTATCATCCGCTCAGCCTGCATGATCGCTTCGCCAGCTTCCTTCTGCTCCTGCTCGCAGTCCGCGTTCTCCCGCGTCAGCCGTTCGTTGTCCTCAAAGATGCGCTGGTAGTCGTTCGCGTAAGTATCCCGCTCCCGCGTCAGCCGCTCGATTTCAGCATCTTTTTTTTGGATGATTTCCACTTGAGCCGCCACGGTATCCGCGTACTCCGCCACAATATCCCACCCGTCACTCATGCCGCAGACCTGAGCTTGAGATTTCGGGCGCGCATCTTATCAAGCTGCTGGTATTCCCGTTCCACATCATCCAGAAACGCCAGCAATTCCAGCCGGTAATCGTCAATCTCTTGCGCCAATTCGCGCCGCTCTACCCGCACCCGGAAGAATCGCAGACCGTCCGGCAAGCGGTTGTCGTAGCTGCAGAAATCGAACCACTGCGCCGTATCCACCACCAGCATTTCATGTACCGCTTGATTCAGGTGCTCAGGCGGCAAGCGAGCTTCCCGCATCCACTTCACGTGCGTAGTGGAGTGCGGGCACTTCATGCCGATCAGGCCGATGCCCTTCCACGCTGCGCGATCCGGTGAAGCACCCGCCTGCAGGATGATGTTGGACCGGAAGAATCCGCACGCGAAAGCGATAACGCCGGTTTCCGCCTCGTAAGCCGCTAGCGCCTCGGGCTCAAGATCGATACCGCGCTGCATGGCAGGGGTAATCCAATCGTTCTCTTCTACCGGCGTGCCGACCATCCTTTCGGTGATCAATTGCATGCGGTAGTGCTTGCGGGTGACGGCCTCCTGCCCGTTCTTGCCCTTCGCCTGTATCTCGTTCGCGTGGCTGGCGGTAGCGTGACCGAGCCGCGCCATGTGCCACTCGTGCGAGCGCTGCGGGACGTTGAGGTGCGTATAGCTCATGCGTCCACCACCCGGCACAGTTCGATGTGATAGCCCGTCAGTGGACGATTGGGTTTGCCGTCAGGCCGCTTGCCATTGGATAACCGCCACTCTGACCATGCGCTGTGCAGAGACGAGAAATGTTTAGCGCGTGACAGTTCCGTAGTGCATTCCAGCCAGCCCTCCACCAGATACTTGCCGTGGGCATCCATGGGGGCCGGCTGATAGTGACGCACGTACAGCGGTTGATCGAATAGCTGACCGGTGTTCGCGAAACCCAGCAGCTTGATGACGTAACTCATCTACCGTTCCAGTCCATCCAATTGAGTATTCCGAACAAAGCACCGAGCAGCCACGGCACCACCTTGGTTACCAGTAACCACAATCCGTAAGCGATCAGGATGTAGTCAGCGAGGCTCATTGCGGGATGCTCGCATCGCCTTGCGGGGGCGCATCATTTGCTGTTCGCTTGACGTGGCCCCACCATTCCGGTTGACATTTCGCGGTGTAATCCTTGTAAACGCGCGCTGATTGTTTCCACTTGTCCTGCAGCGCAATCATGCCGAGTTTCGCGGTTTCCTCCATCACTGATTGGAAATCGCGGTAGCCTTCCGGCGGCGGCTGCTGCAATCCAACACCTGTTTGAGTCTCACGGGCAGCACGTCCATTTGCATCATCATCCTCGTCCCCCACCTGCCGCGACGACAGTCCGGTGACGCCGAGTAGGGTGTAGCGTTCGAAGAACGTGCGGACGCTGGCAATGGCCTGCGCCGGGGTCTTGCTGCCTGAGGTATCCGGCGGGCCCGCAAGAGTAGTTTCTACGTAGTGCCCCTCCTCGTGCATCAGGCGGCAGGTCACGTAGACCAAGCCGTTCTCCTGCCGGTAGCTCCACGTGTGGCACAGGCCGTGCTTGGCGAGTGCTTCCGAGACTTTGAAGGTCACTTCATCGTGCGTCGGGTAGGGGTACTTGCCGGCGTTACCGCGGTCCGCGATGCGGTTCTTCAGGATATCCGGCGGGTCTACGTGGAATGCGCTCAGGGCCTTGGCAAAAGCCTTACGGGCGACGTTCGCCTCGTAGCGCTCCACCAGCCCCAGTATCTTGTCCAGTTGCTCAGGGCCCGCGCCTTGCGTCAGGGCCGTGTGCAGCAGCGTCAACGGGGTCACGGGGCCGGCAGGCACGGCACGCAGTTCGCGACGCACCGCATCCGGTATCAGGAGTTTCGATTCAGGTTCCATGTGGCTTACCTCTAGCGTTCACTTGATCACACTGGCAGAGGCCCGCACATCCGTGTGCTGCCCCTGACACTGTGGCCTAGTCTTTCCAGTCCTGTGGTGCAAGGTCCGGGTGATGCATGACAAAGTAGTGCTGAGTATCCCGATCCTTTACTTGCGATAACCGGCGCCAGTCACCTTTTCCCATTTCTCCCCTCAGTGGGTTTCTTTCAGTCTTGCGGTAAATCGCATCGATTGGTGCGCCATCCTTGGCGGCTAGGGTCTGTTGGTTATCGGTATACCAGCCCTGTGACCCCATCATGCGACCCCATGCGGCAATGGCTTTGTAATCGGTGGGTTTCATCAGCGTGACTCCCGCAGTGCCTTGTTGACCGCCTGCGCGATCTGCGGGCCCGGGGTGACGGGAGGCTTCAGGATATCGATTAGGCCACGCTCGTACAGTTGCGCGACCGTGATGCCGTCCATCATGCCCAGCCCCTTCGCCAGTGCCCGCAATCGTTCGCAGGACACTGTGGTACCTTCCTTCGCCAGCAACTCCCACAGTTTGAACACCTTGCTAGCCACCTGCCGCGGCGAATTGTGATGCCCTGTGTTAATGCGGAACTGGCGGCCCTTCACGGTCAGCGGTTTGCCGTCATGCTCCGGTGAGGTGTTCCAGATGCGCAGGTTGTCGCGGTTATGTACAGCCACCGTACCGTTACCCCTGCGGGCCTTGTGCGAGGTAGCAGCAGGGGCCTTGGGATTCAGGGACGCCACCAGCGCACGCTGCAGGTGCTCCATAATCAGTTCCTGCAGTTCCGCCGGCAGTGCCGGGACTATCGCGTTCCAATCAAGTTTCAATTCGTTCATGTGCATCAACTCCTACAGTGCGGACAGGGAATGACTGCGCCCGCTCCAGTCGTTTCAATTGCTTGTCGATTTTTGCGATGGCGTTATAGGCTCTGCTGGCCTTTCTGCGCCACGCTTCCCGCCGGGATATCAGAGTAGCCATGCGTTGCAATTGCCGCGCTGACAGGCTGTGCGTGGCTGTGGCGGGCGGTTTGGCGCTAGCATCCAGTGTCCCGCCTTCCGGCCATGCCTGTGAGCCTGCCTTGACTTGCCCTGCCTTGCCTTTCCACGCCTTGCCGGCGCCTACGGGTTTACGCTTCACGACGCGCCTCCTCTTCCCGTTCCGCTTCAATGGAATTGATAGTCTCGATGAGCCGTTTCAGTTCATCGCGAAGAAGTCGCGCGTCGGCTTTACTGAGATAGATGCGGCTGATGGAATTCGCGACCGTGCCCCAGCCCGTTGAGATGGTAACGGCAACGTCTGCGCCAGCACGATGTACCTGAAGGTTGCCGGTACCCGATTCGAGTTTCATGGGAGCCTTCATGTGCGGTTCACTCCCGGGCGCGTGTCGTGCAGTTCCTCGAAAGTCACCTGCATAGGCAGATCGTCGCGGATGCGGGCGATACGGGCACCGATCACGATCTGGTTGCAGGTATCGCAGCAGCGTCCGGTATTGATGGGCCGCGCATTGTTACCCCAGCCCACATAACGCGTACCGCAGATACTGCAGGTCTTTTCCATGTCACCACCGCGAACCGGCAGTTCCAATTTAGTCACGTCAGTCATGTGCGTTGCTCCAAGTTATAAGTTAGGTCCAGCTTCAGTATAGCACGGGGGTCGGGGAAAGTCACCTTACCTCCGATAAGGCAGCAGACGCGCCCGCCATGCGGTCAGATCCTCTCGCAGCCTGCGGCATTCCATGGCTTTGTCTTTTCCCGGCCAATCGTGCAGACAATTCAACCCGTCGTGAAAGCGCCAGATAAAGCCATGGTCCGCGGGATCCCTGCCATCACCGTAATCAACGTCCGCAATGTTGCCGTTGACCGCGACGCAGGTGCCGACCTTCACCACGCGCAAGTTGCGATAGTGAATACGGTCGCCGACCTTGGGGCCCTTGTTATCGGGTATATCGATATTCATAGCGTTTCTCCTGTAAGTCATCATCGTCATCATCATCACCATAGAAGCACCCGTCAGGCTCACAGACGCAGGTCAGCAGGTCTTCCGGGTCGCAGATACTGTCCGGGATATCGGGGGCATCACCGATCAGGTGCGCCACCGCAATGAGTGCCAGCGCGTTCACGATTGCACCGCCTGCAGCAGATCCGCCGCCGTGAACACTGCACCACCCGGACACGGGCCCTTCGGTGCCGGCTTCGGGCTCGTCACCTTGGTACCACCGCCACCGTTGCCGTTGTCGCGGTGATCCTCCGTGCCGACCGCTCGCCCCAGCATCAGAGCCGCCGCGTAACCGCGCACCGTGTCCGCTGCGGGGCCGTTGTACTCACTCATGTAGTACCCCAGCGCCTGCAACGTATCGGCAGGGAGCGCGGCTAATGAGCCCTCAACGCGGAACACCTGCCGGCGGAGTTTGGCGCGTGCAGCTTCAGGATCCCGGCTGCGGTCGGTCACGTCGTACCCCTGCCGGTAGCCCGCGAGCGCGCAAGTGGACAGCAGGTGCACTTCGACACGATCAGGGAAGGTGAGAAAGAACGTCCCGGGCATGAGCCGCGGGGAATCAGCATTGGCTTTCATGTGCGTATCACTCCTAGAGGGGGGTTGCCTGTATCCCTCGCACTGAACCCGCCAGTATCCTTACCGGCAGGCTCAGTACGTGAGCCTCAGGCGGCGACCTTCACCTGCGTCAGCAGCTTGTAGGCCCGGGCCTTGAGTGCGGCTGCGTCACCGAACATATTGGAGGCCACGCGGGCCGCATCCGAACCATCCCCCGCTGTGTCGCGCACTGTCTTGACGTGCGTGGCGTAGAAGGTGACAGCGTTGAACGCACCCCACTTGGTGCCGCGGACCGCTCCGGGGGCATTGGTGTAGGCGTCGGTAAGCGCGCGGACGGCATTTTCGGCACGGGTAGACAGAATCGACGAGCCATCAGGCCGCGTCACGCCCAGCTTGCTGATGTCGATTTCCAGCACCTCACCGAAGAACGTGACCAATTGCCGCGGAGTCATCTCGGTCGCTGCCATCTTGTTGAATTGCTCAACCACCAGCGCACCGCCCGCCCGGGCACGCTCGACAAGCTGCACCAGTTCGCGGGGATTCAGGATCTCGGTGCTGGCGCGGATGCTGCGCAGGTAACCGTCCCGGCCTGCCTCACCGACCGCCGCGTCGTAGGTGTTGTTGCAGACCACGCGAATGGTACCGGTGAGCGCCTTGGTGCCGTGCTGCTTGTCGTAGCCGGTGGCGAGGGTGATGTAGGGACGGAGGATATCGTTGCCGACGCGCATTTCCCCCGGGACTTCCGCGCAGACCACGATGATGCGACCGCCGCGAAGCGAGCAGCCGTGCGTGATTTCCATCTCATTGGCCGCCAGTGCATCGCGGAAGGCCTCAAAGATGTGGACTGGCTGGCGGTTCGTGAGGTGGTAACGGTCATCCGAAGTCACCGACAAGGCTTTGCCGTTGTCGGAGCGGAACTGCCCTGCGTAGCCGGGCACCTCTTTGTACCAAATCTCGCCCGCCTCGCTGACCATCTTGCGAAACAGGGTTTCGGATTTCACCGTCCACGGGCAGCACAGGGCCGCGATTTTGTCGGGCTCTTTGCGGATCTCTTTCGGGATGCCGATGCCCTTACCCGTCCAGCCTGCGCCAGCGGAGCCGAAAACTGCAGTTTCAATATTGTCGCTCATGTGCATCGTCCTTCTGTTACTGGGTCGGCGTGATTGCTTCCCATGGGTTGTAATCTACTCTCGATTAAACCTCATGTCAAGTTTCCTTTACTCGTTGCACATATGGACGCTGAGGTGAGGTATGCTGCTGGAACTATGAAAACCGCTGACGCACTCGCGTTCTACAAAGACAACGGAGCTACACTCGCCCGCGCCGCCGGGGTAAGCCGACAGGCGATGTATCAGTGGGGTGAGTACGTGCCGGAAGCGGTAGCGCGACGGCTCGATGAATTGACCGGCGGCAGGCTGGCGTTCAAGTCCGACGATTACGTGAAGGTGCGCAAAGCTTTCCGCCGCCTGCAGGCCCGCAATAGGTTGAAGGTGGTCAAGTCACAGTCTGCCCGGGACGGGTAGGGGCAAAGGTGAAAGGCCCCGAGGACCGTTGCACTCAGCGCCCCGGGGCCCTAACCGATCAACCCTCGGTCAACGGGTAGGGGACTTAGATCTAGTCCGGGCCCAGCATATAGCGTGAGCGTGTGAACGTGCAATGAACGTGCCACATAATATGCGGAATGTTTATGCGTGGACTTCCCGAACCGCTCTTTTTCTGATAGCGTGGCGGACGGGGAGGGAGGGGAACACCCGGACACTTCACTCTTAAGAGACTTCACTCACTATAGCAGAAAAGGAAACGCACCATGCCTGAATGCAAGATCTGCAAACAACCTATCACATTTAAAAAAATCGCAAACGGCTACCGACCCGTAAACCCGGACGGCACCGACCACCGAGACTGTACGCAGGAGTACCGCGCACAACCTGATGTTGATCTGAACGAATCGCTCCCGGGCTGGCACCTCACTCACAAACACCTTGAAGAAATCCGTAGAGAATGGGGCGCGGAACGGCATAAGCTATACGTACGATTGGCTCAGCTTGAGCGCACGCTCGCGACCGCGAATCCGGGCACCGAAGAATTTGAAACTGCACGTACGCTCGCTGAAACTATCCGGCCAATTATGCGAGGGTATTGATGTCTAGAGTAAGTCTAAAGTCTGAAAGAGGATGGGACGAGTATGCCGCGACCAAACCCCGGGACTCCCACGCAAATGGACCTGCCGCTCCCGCCCTCACCGAAGCGCACCTTGCCGAACTTGCCCAGTCCGCTACTGCCTACACACCCGCAGAAAGAGCGGTACGGCTACGCGCGCTTGACCGCATCATTGCGACAGCGGATCCGTTATCCGCTCGATACCGCGAAGCGCTGATAGCTGCCGCGGTGCTCAGGCCATTGGTGCAGGCGGAATTCACTCGCACTAATGGAACCGGGCGCGGCTACTGAACGGGTGCCGGTTGCGATATACCCGGGTGAGGTCTGCAGCCAAATAGCCCCGGCCTTACCGCAATCGGTGACCCTCTACCCCACTACTGACCCCCTCGCAAAACCCTCTCCGGGGCCTCCGTAATGCGTCCTATCGAAGCCTCAGGCCGTACCCTGCGCCGCCGCCGGTCACGCAAAAGAAAAGGCCCCAAGCAGTGCTTAGGGCCTAGGATGCAGTAGTAGGACAATGCGCCGGCAGTTTACTCCTCCCCGTCCGGATTCACGTAACCCCAATTCATCAGCAGCGCTTTTGCCTTGCCTGCCTTCAGCGCCGCGGCGTGGCTGATGGTCATCTCGCGCGGCAAGTCCTGATACCCGCTCGCCAGAATTTCGTGATCCGGGATCTGCGTACCGGTTTCCCGATACTCGGTCACGGTGAGCGCATAGCCTTCCTCTACCGGGAATTTCTGCAGGAACAGGGCATAGACGCGCCGCAGTTCCGCCATGGTGCCAATGGAGCGTTCCGCGGTCGCGAACAGGTGCAGGTAGCGTTTTTGGTTCAGGTCGGTGGTCGCCAGCTTGCTGACGTTGATTTCGTAATGCATGGCGTTTCCTTTCAATCGGTGAGAGATAGGCCGGACTGCTGGGCAAGGTCAGGGTCAAAGCCGGTGACGGCGCGGCCCGCGAACCACTGTATCGGCGTCATCACGCCCCACTGGTACATCTCTAGCCCGGACTGGCTGCGTACCGCGGTGGCAATCAGGTTTTCAGGATCCTGATCGTCCACCGCCTTGAGCAGATCCCGCAGCATCTCCCGGTCAATGACCAGCTTGTAGAAGCGTGACTTGCCGCGCCGACCGTATTGCCCCGGGCGCCCGTCCGCCTCAATCACGACGTCATTGAATGCATCAACGGATACGTCGCTGGGCTCGAAATAGAATCGGGTGACGGTATCGGCCTTGCCGATATTCAGCTTGGTGATAGTGAGTTTCATGTGCGTTTCCTCCAATGGGTGACCGGTATGGCCTGCCCTTCCGCCTAGGCTCCCGATGGGGGCCTAGGGGGTAGAGCTACAGCCCGAGGGATGCCACCAATTGCGCTTCCGTGAGGGCTGCTGAGGCGGTAGGACGGGCAATCGGGGTAACCCGGGGGGTTGGTACAGGGTCGGCAGGCAAGGCGCTGTAGCGCGTCGCCGCGGCGTCCGTGGTCACCTCGCCCCACGGCTGACCCCAGTGCGCGGCGCAGGTCTTGCCATAGCCCACAGCGGTTGAGCGGGCATCTGTCAGCGCCAAGCCACAGAACATGCACGAGCCCGACAGCTTGGCGTACTCGCGGGCGACCGTGACAGGATCCGCGGCAAGCCGGGTCAGCAGGAGCGTGAGTTCCGCCTTGACCGCATGCCCGTCACGCCCGACCTGCAGGTCACCTTGCGGGCTGATGCGGCCAAAGAACCGGGATTGCCCGAACGCTTCCCCGTCGGTCAGCATCAACCAGCCGGGTGTGCGGGAGCGGGAACCGGCGAGCGTGATCCGCAGCGCGGTACCGTCGGCGAACTGCAGCCAGAGCTTGGGGTACTTGAGTCCGTGCGACTGGGCGTGGTTCAGGAGCGTCACGACGCCCGCCATTGCCGGCAGTTCCGGCGGGGCATCCTTGGGGGCTGTGGCCTTGGCGAGCAGACGCTCAACGAAGGATAGCTGGGCGGGCGAGAGGTAACCGCGGGTGCGGAAACCATACTTGCCACTGATCAGATCATAGGCCTTGCTGCGGCTGTAGGGGTCAAGGTGCGGCATGGCGGTTTCAAGGGCGTTCACAGTGTCGAGGATGTTCATGTGCAAGTGCTCCTTAGCAGTCGATAGCGTCATAAATCTGGTGGAGTTGATTGCGGACTTCAGTCAGAGCCCACATGCGGGCGTTGTGCTCTGCGACTGCCTTACTGAAAGCTGCGGCGGCATCAGGCTTCACGTAGTAATCACGCATGTGAGGAGCGGTGCGGCTGAGCGCAGTTAAGGCTTCATTGATAGCTGCGGATGCGTCAGCTAGTTGACTCACAAGTCCGTTACGGCTGGTGCCATTGGAATGAACGGTCGGGAGAGTGAGAGTTGTCATGTCAGCCCCCCATCACGAGGCGCGCGGCCCAGTACATCCACGCGAACACGACGGTGATCGCGTAACCCGCGAGATAGGCCGACAGCACGCTGCCGACGAGGGAAAGGGTAGTTTTCATGTGCGATAACTCCTGTGGGTTGTGTGAGCGTTCAGGGTAGGAGCACCGGCACCGCCGGCCCCCTACCCTCACCGCTCAGGCGGCAGTTTTGGCGGCGATACGGCTGCGGATTTCGCGGTACTTGGCGACTTCAGCGTCTACCCAATCGGAAGCCTTATCCCAGCTGATACGCGGGTAATCGGTGAGAGCGCAGCGCGCCAGCGATTCCAGTTCCAGCGCGATATTTAATTCACCGACATCGCGGGCTCTGGCGGCACGGATCAGCATGCTGCGAAGAATGTCGTTGACGCGGGCTGATAGCTTGAAAGGGTTGAAGGTGTTCATGTGCGTGGTTCCTTAGATCAATGAGTGAATGGCGTGAGTGACGAGGTGCAACAGTCCGTGACTGGCGGCAGTAGTGAGCGTGTGCAGGCTGATATGCTTCAGCGTGTGCACGGCCTTGCTGTGGCTGAGACGGGCTAGCAGTTTCATGTGCGGTGCAATCCTTGGGTTAATCAGTGAACGAGTGAGAAGGTACAGAAGGAAAGAATCCTTGTCAACACCTACACCATTATATGAGGAGTGAGAGAGATGGTTCAGCAGACTTACCGGGACGCGATGCTTCCCTATGGCTCAAACCGCTGCCGCTGCCCGACCTGTGGCCTGTACTTCACCGGTGAGCGGGCTTTTGATCGGCATCGAATAGGACGCTTGCCCAGTCGGCTAGGAGAGGCGAACGAACGGAGGTGCCTGTCAGTAGCGCAGATGATCGATCGGGGCATGGCGCTGACAACCAGTGGTCACTGGGCGACAGAACGCATGACTCCTGAACAGCTTGCCCGCAAGAGCGGAAAGCTTGCCTAGGCAGACTAGACACGTGTCAAACATCGCACCAGACGCAATAGGAGGCCCGTGGTAAGGCGCAGAAGTACCCCTATACCTTGGTACCCCCCCGATAGTTATCCACAGAGTTATCCACAGGGGGGTGAAACGAGAGAAATCAGGCACTTAAGGGATGGGGATAAGTCTGGGGAAAAACTGGGGATAAGCCGTTCAGCTTGTTCAGCATTCAATCGTGCAGTGCGATAGGTTTAAGGGTAGACATGCCGCGCTGGGGAAATTCTCGCCGTTCGGCGTGTCGTTACCGGCCCCCTTACGCCTGTCGTGCGCGCTCCCGAGCGATGTGCGTGGCATGGCTGTTGCATGGCTACAGGGGGTTGCGCAGATAGTACTTGACAAGTGCGATAGTTTCCTGATCGGTGAACTACGCAGAACCGGTACTATGTTAAATGGCTTTCCGCAAGGGACCATGGGCTCTCCGGCCTCGGACCTGCTACCGCCACACGCTTCGCTCCCGCTCCCGCAAGCCAATCGCTGAAGCCTTAGCGCAGCACGCAGCGCGCGAGCGCGGAAACCGGTTTTTCGCACCTGACGGACCTCGCTGTGCGCCACTGCCGCGGCCTGCCACCCTCCCCTCCTCCAAAAAATCTTCCGGCTTGGCAGTAAGTGCGGCGCAGCATATGGGGGGTTTCCCTTAGGGCACGTTCTTCCCCGTGAGATGAGCGTAGCGAGGCGAGTGGGGAAGTTAGGGAGTGGTCTATGCGCAGGGCTTATCTCTTGGCACTTCTTCTGTTGTCACTGAGTGGTTGTGCGGATTTCGAGCGGCATGTCACCTGTGCGCCGCGCTCTCAGGTAGTGGCGTGTTTGAACGAGAGTTATCAGGCGAGTGAGTTAGGTTTAGGGCCGCAGTGCAGTGCTTTAGCGACGTGGGCACGGGCGGAAGGATGGGAAGTACAGGGAGTGTCTGGCAGTGCGCATACTCAGCCTGTTGTTAAGTAGTTGCTTATTGGTGGGTTGTGCTCTGCATCTGACGCGCGAGCAGGAGTCGCTGCAGAAGGTCTGTGAGAGTGTGACGGTGGAATCCTTGAATGCGCGTGATCAGGCGATCAAGGCGGATAATCACCGCGAGCTTGAGGGGTTGCAGCGGCGCATGGATTCGATAGAGGCGAGTGACCGCTCCATTGACCGACGGTTGGACGAACTGCTGCAGTTGGCGCACTCTCGTTACTATGGCTGGCGTACTCATTAAGTGGCTGATAGCGGGTTGCCTGTCGGTGGTGAGTATCCTTGCCCTTTACATCGCATGGCGTGTATGGTGTGACTGGGGGAAGCCCGTGTGGCATGAGGGCAGTAAGTGGTGGGGGCCGAATGAGTGATCCCATGCGGATGAATTACCGGGCGCTGTCTGGTGCTGAGAAGGCGCAGATGGAGCAGTTGAAGATACAGGCTCAGGAGTTGCACGATTACATTTCGAGTTTAGGTGCCAGTCGGGAGAGCGCCGTCAGCCTTACCCGGCTGGAAGAATGCGTCATGTGGGCAGTGAAGCATCTGACGGGGCCGAAATGAGGGACAGTGAAGCACTGGTGATATCAGCGAGTCACCGTGATCTTCCGGAGCTGCGTTTCGAGGTGGAGCGCCTGCGGCGTGAGAATGTCGAGTTGCAGGCCGATCTGGCGCAGATGATTTCGCAGGTGGCAGCCCTCGCCCGCGAGAACGAGACGTTGCGTCAGCGGATGCTGATAGCGGGGGTGCAAGTGTGAGTGCCGAGGCTGAGATTGAGGCGATGAGGAAGTGCGCGAGTGCGCTGGGGAGTCTGACGCCGGAGGCCCGCTTGCGGGTGCTGCGCTGGGTAATGGACTGGAACGCGCATCATGCCCCGCCTTCCCGGGTCGGCAGTGCCTTGCAGGAGACGTTAGCGCGGCAGGAGCAGGAGGCGATGAATCATGCTTGAGCTAATCGTTATGGCGGGCCTGAATGCGGGCCCTCCGCTGGTGGTGGAACGTCACGACCGGATGCCGTGGGCGGCGAAGGAGAGTGAGTGCAACGAGCATCACAATTTGCAGCCCGACGGGGATCACGACTGTGACGATCCGACCGGGGTCACGGAGCCCGATACCTTGGCGCTGGCGTTGCTGGCGGCGGGGGGAATCGGCTGGTCGCTGCGGCGGAGGAAATGATGGGACGGTTGCGGACGTGATTGTGGGCAAGTGGGTCGAGAAATGAACTGGATCAGCACCGAGAACGATTACTTAAGCTGGCGCTCCGGCATGGATCAACCTGCCCCGGGGGCGTACCTCGGGATGTGTCAGGGGGCCTGTCCGTGGACCGGCGGGCTGCGCTGTCCGCGCGGGGATTGCCCGCGGCGCTGCGTCGGGCATCAGAGTGCGTGGGAGACGTACGGCTGGCGGCACGTCGGACCGACCAAAAACCCGCACAGTAACCGCTGGGACTGCAACCGGGTGAAGTGGGGCGGGGATACGTATGAGCGCCCGTTACCCCCCGCCAATGAGCCCGTGACTCAGGTCGCGCTCAAGTACTACGGGGTACGCACCGAGAATCACCGCACCACCCGCTGGGTTGATCTGCCTCGCAAAACCGTTGACTGTCCGCCGTGGATTCATACGCAGGTGGAGTCATGGAACGGTTCGCGACCGAAGAGTTCTGGCGGTTCTGCGCGCGCTTAACGATTAATTCCAAGGAGATGGGCGCCGTGCGCCTGTCGCGTCCCTATGGTCCACAGCGCTGGATCGTGAGGGAAATGGCCCGTGCCTTCGACAGCGATATCCACGACTTCACCATCCTGAAGTGCCGCCAATTGGGTGCCAGTACCGTGATGCTGGCGTTGGATCTGTTCTGGTTGTGGACGCACCCGGGGACTGACGGCACGCTCGTCACGCACGATGAAGGCACCTTCGTCAACTTCAGGACGCAGTTGTCGGAGTTCTACAATCACCTGCCGCGTACCTACAAGCCGTTCGCCGTTACGCATAACCGCAACGAGTACGTCTGGCGTTTTTCTGACAATCGCATGTCGCGCCTGCAGTATCAGATTGCCGGCACTCGCATGGGACAGTCGGTGAAGCTCGGACGCGCCAAGGGCAACGCCTTCTGCCACGGCACTGAGGTGGGTTACTGGGCGGATCAGGGGGCGTTTCAATCATTGAAGAATTCCCTTGCGGAGAAGAATCCCTCGCGGCTGTTCGTGTGGGAATCCACTGCCAATGGTTTTAACGGCTGGGAGGAACAGTGGCGCATCGCCAATCGTGCCATGACGCAGAAGGCGATTTTCGTCAGTTGGTGGGCGCACGAACTGTACCGGCTGAAGCGCGATTCGCGCCTGTTCGAAGTGTACTGGGGTGAGGGCGGGCGCATGACGGCGGAGGAACGCAAGCTCGCCCGCGATGTGGCGTTGTTGTATGGGGACTGTCTGGAATACCTGTATGGCACCAAGGAACTGCAGCCGGAACAGATTGCGTGGTACCGCTGGTACTCGGAAGAGAAAGTGGCAGACCCCGACATGGCGAAGCAGGAGATGCCGTGGACTGCCGATACCGCTTTCGTCACCACCGGTGCGCAGTTCTTCCAGTCGAAGGACTTGACTGCCACCATGCGCCGGATCGTGGGTGAAGTCCCGCCGCGCACTCTAAGGGTCGAGATACAACATCGCCTTGAAGACACGTTGATTCTGGAGGCTCCGAAGAAAGTCTCCAATCTGCTGTTGTATGCAGGGCCGGAAGCACGTGGGCGTTATGTGTTGGGTGCGGATCCGGCCTACGGCAGTAGTGACTGGGCCGATGCGTTTTGCATCAGCGTCTGGCGGGTGTGGTATGACCGGGCGGAGCAGGTGGCGGAGTTTCACGATGCCAACTTTCAGCCCTATGCGTTCGCGTGGGTGATGTGCTACTTGGCGGGCATGTACGCGCCGTGCGCGTGGAATCTGGAAATCACCGGTCCCGGGGCGGCAGTGCTGGGGGAAATCGATAACTTGAAGCGTCAGCGCTTCGGCGGGGCACTGCGCGACCGCGCCCTGATGAAGAACTTCTTGGGCGGCATGCAGGAGTTTCTCTACACGCGCTTCGATGCCATCAACAAGAATCCCGTGGCACGCGGCACGCAGAGCACCTATAAGGAAAAGAACCGCTACATGGACACGTACAAGGATTACTACACCCGTAACCTGATCGTGCCGCACTCGCGCCGCCTGATCGATGAAATGCGCTGGATTACCCGCGAGGTGGGGCATGCGCCCAGTGGTTCCTCGCGGCACAAGGACGATACCGTGGTGGCGGCTGCGCTCGCGGTCCAGATGTGGCATGACAAGCTGCGGCACCGGTTGCTTGCGGAAAACGTCAGCTGGGTGGCGGAGCAGAAGGTGGCAGCAGGCGCATCCCCCATCGTGTCCGTCTATGACCAGTTCGCGGAGCGGCAGCGGCGCATATTGGGGATGACGGGCCCGGGAGGGGTAAACTCCGGTGCCGTGGGTGCTTCTAGCGTTTCCTCCCACCGCACGGGTGCGGGCACGGTAAGCCTCCCTTATTCTCACTCTTACCGCTCCCGCCCCCTGCGTCATCCGCGGAGGCGTTTTTGAAGGGCAAGAAATTTCATCCCAGTAACTGGCAGGCACCGCCGGGGGTAATGTCCTGCGCGGGGATTCGTTACTGGTTGAAATATCTGCGTTCGATTGGCTGGGGAAATCATTGCCTGCAGCGCACCTGCGGTTTCCCTCGTAATCAGTGTCATCGCAAGATGAACGGTAGCAGCTGGATTTACCCCAAGGAGCAGATCCGCGCCTCCTACACTATCCGCCGCATCCTTGCCGGGGAACTGGTGCAGGTGAAACGTGGCAGGCGGTTTGATGCGGTGATGGCGGAGCATCCGGTGCCGGTGCGGGTGCCGCCACGACTGGTGTACGACATACGCGTCGGGCGGATTGAATGGTTCGCCGCGCCGCAACCGGGTAAGGGCCTGCCATCCTTCGCCACGTTGCTCGATAACCCGCAGACGTGGGAGCGGCACGATCAGGTATGAGCGTCACGCATGATTTCGAATGTGCCTGTCATGGCGTGTTCACCAAGCGGGTACGGTCGGGCCTCATTCCCCGTTGCCCGCGAGGGTGCAGTGCCGATTTCGTTACGCTGGTGCATTTAACTGCACCCTCGATTGGCACGGATAGGGTACGGGTGGCGACTCAATTAGTGCGAGAGATGGCGGATCTGCAGCACTTGGCGGATATCGATACCAGTCCTTCGCGGCCCGGTAACTCGGTAGGGGAACGCAATTTCATGCGCTCGGGTAACCCGCTGCAGGCACGTGCGGTAAATGCCAGCGAGTACATGAATGCCTTGAGCTACCGCAGCAACGAGTTGACACGGTTAGGGATGGGGCATCCGTACGATCCGCGTGAATGGAAAGAAAACAAGGAAACCGGCAAGATGCGCCACGCGGGCGCGCAGCCGCCGGTCAACGCCATCCCGATGAATCAGTACGGTGTGTCAGTGCAACGAGTGAAAGAGAAGCAATGAAGATCAGGGTGGTGACCGGGGACGGACGGGGAATACGGGCAATTTATGAAATAGAGGCGGATAGCTGGGAAGTAGTTGGCGGGCACCTGTACATCGTCTCGGAAGGTAAGTCGGTAGTGGTGCATGCGGAGGGTACGTGGCGCTCAGTGGTCGATACGACACGCTTCGATGCAGCGATGAAAGCCAAGGCGGGGACACTCGATGAAGATTCCCGACGGGGACAGCCGACGCGACCGCTTCAAGCGATATGACTTCTTTCGTGCGCTGATTGAGCGCTGCCGGGTGAGTCGGGCGGAGCGTCGCGAGCAGTACACCTCCCGGCGGCTGTTCTGGTTGTTCGGTACCGATGGCTCTTACGAGAATACCGATATCGACAACGGGCTCGGTCCGCCGCCCGGCAACAAGATTTTTCCGCATCTCGATCAGTTGACCAGCTTTCTGTACGCACAGGAAACCACGATCTTTTCCACCGAACTGGGCGAGGGTGTGGCGAAGCCGTTCTATGAATGGGTGCCTTCGATCAACCGGCGTATCAATGAGCAATGGCACGCCAGTAACACCGATATCATTTTCGGCACCGCGCTGACGCACGCACTGGTTTATGACTCGATGTTCATCAAGCCGTTGTGGCGCGGTAATTCACTGTACCCCGGCGTGGTATTTCCTCATAACTTCGGGGTGCTGCGTGAAGACGTTGCGCAACTCTCGCGGCAGGAAGCGTTCTGCCACTGGTACCCGATTACCGAAGGTCAATTCAGGAACGATTTCGCGCAGCTTCCTCGCCTCAATCCGATCCTTGAGAAAGTGGCGCGTCGAGCGTCCGGGATGATCGAAGCACAGGAGGCCGGCATCGACCGCATCATCATGTCGAGCCAGTCACCTCTGGGTACGGCTGCGGGTCCGCCGGCGGGCACTGCGAGCGTGGACTGGCTGAGTGAAGTGTCGAGCAATTACATTCCGCGCGTGCGCGAGGAATTGATTGAGATGGTGGAACTTTTCGTATGGGATGACGCACTCCACGATTATCGACTGATCACGCTGGCAGATCCTGATATTCCCATTTTCGATAGACCACTCAAAGATACTGGCTGGATTTCGACGGTGCCGCCGTTCGTGCAGATTTGTCCGCTGCCTGACCCGCATTACTTCTGGGGCATGAGTGAGGTGGAAAGGTTGATGCCGTTGCAGGCCCGTCGTAACCGTTGCATGGCGCAGATCGAACACTTGCAGGATCTGCAGGCGCATCCGCCGTCCACTTCCTCCGGCTTCCCCTCCGATCTTCTGGAAATGCAATATGTGTTAGATAGCCCGAACGGGTTTCTGAATCAACCGGATCCTGCGGGCATGGGTGCGGGGGGTCCGAAGGCGGAACGGGTCAAGATTGAGATATCGGGTGATCTGTATGAGCGGTTGCGGCAGAACGATGAGGATTTCGAGAACATGTCGGGCCTGCCACCGATCACGCAGGGTAAGAATCCGCCCGGGGTACGCGCTGGCGGGCATGCGATGGATCTCGCTAAACTGGGATCCTCCCGCGCCCGTAAACGGGCCATGGTCATAGAAGACTCACTTGAAGCGCTCGCTACCGTCTATCTGCAACTGATGCGCAAATACGATCCGACGCACCTTGAGGCCCCGGTATCGCCGGAGAATCCGCAGCAGACTGAAAAGTTTGTATTGAAGCAGTTACCGGATGATTTCTTGGTGAAGGTGGATGCGCACAGTAACTCACCGATATTCATCGAGGATCAGACTTCACTCGCGTTCCAGTTATTCAAGGTGAAGGCGATTGACCGCGAAGACCTGTTGGAGATGACTCCGGTCCCGCACCGCCAGCGCCTGCTGCATAAACTGAAGACCGTGATCGAGCCCGCCGAAGCCAAGGCGCACAAGGAAGAGCAGGAGTTCCAGATCAAGAAGGCGCAGGCCGCCGGCAATCGTGGGCGTCCGCGCAAAACCAATGGTGCAGGCACACCCGCTGAGCAGTAAAATGTAACCGCGCGCTGAGGAACCTTGTCACTTGAGGAGGTTCCGTCATGGCACGTCGTCGTAAACGTCTCCGTCAGACCCGCCGGGCTCGCCGCATCCGTGCTCGCCGCCGCCGGTAGCCTTATGCCGCGTTCGCGATACAACCGTCGCTGGCGGCGCAGGGGCTGAGGTGTAGACTGCAAAGTGCGCGCTGAGGACCACTGACCTGCGGGTGAAGTCACTTCCACCCTGCGGGTGCCACAGGAGGTGCCTCATATGCCACGCGGTCGGTTTACACGCCGAGTCCGGCGTCGTTGATTAGGACGGTGGTGCTGAAACCGGGGGGAAGGCTTTGCTTTCTCCCCAGTTTCTAATTAGGATCCCGTCCCGCACCGCCGATCAGGCAATTGTCCACACCTCCTGACCAACTGGGTTTACCTCCCGGCGGCGCACCTCCCGGTCTTCCTCCCGGCGCTCCGCCTCCGCCACCCGGTCCGCCGCCGCCCGCACCGGCACCGATGGCGGCGGGAGGCGAGCCCAGTCCGGGCGGTTCCCCAGCGCTTACGCCTCAGGCCAATCGCGGCGATCAGGCTTCCGCAGATGCCAAGGTGCAGATGGCGATGCGGCTCTTGGAAGAAGCGATGATGGCTTACGGTGATCGTAAGAGCGCGAAGTATCGTCAGACGCTCACGGCTCTGTCCGCGCTGGTGAAAGGCCACGGCAGGGACGAGGACCGCGCGCAGGCGATCATGCCCGCTGAATTGAAATCCGCACTGCTGTCGAACGCGCCCGCACCGGGAGCCGCACCTCCACCACCGGGAGGACCGGGAGCGGGAGCGGGTGCATTACCGGCAGGTGGCCCCCCGGGAGCCCCGGGATAACAGGAGATGACTCATGGCTGACAACCGTCGCAAGTTTCTGGGCCCGAATGCCGGCACGTTGCGTGACCCGACCAGTAACGAATTGAAACATGGCCGCATGGCGAATCCGCCGCGCTATGTCGAGATGGGTGGCAAGTGGCAGAGCCGCGGCATGGCGAAGAACGACAAGCGCTTGAGCAAACCCGGGGATACGGTCTGATGGCTCGCACGACGCCGCGGGGGCTGTACAGGCCGCGCCGTAACTTACGGGGCAGGAGAAGGTAATGGCAGGTGCGGACGATTTACCCCTTGAACAACAGAAAGCACTGCGCCTCGGGCGACTGTTGCTCGAAACCAATCCTGAAATAGCGATGGATGCGAAGCGGTTAGCCAAGAAGGCTGACCCGAATCTGCGCCTGCCGGAAGTGGAGTTGGAAGACAAGATGCGCGCGGAAGCCGCTGCCCGTGCTGAGTGGGAAGAGAAGCAGGAACAGCGGCAGATGGAAGAGCGCGTGACCGCGCGCCGCAAGGAACGTGACCGTGAGGCGAAGGCCGCCGGCTTTACGCCTGAAGAGATTGAAAAGATCGTGGTCGATGAGAAGTGCTCATTTGAAACCGCGATGAAGCTCGCTGAACTGCAGCGGCAGTCGGCGGAACCGGGGGCCGGGGATGTGTATTACGGCGGACGGGTTCCGCAGCCCCGCGACATGCGTGGGGATCCTGAGTGGCGCAAGTTATCTCCCGCCCAGCAACGCCTGCGCGGTAACGAGATGGCTCACCAGATGATCGATGACTTCATACGCAAAGCGCGTAGAGGATAACTTATGCCAGTCACCGGCGGTTTACTCCCTGCTGCGGGTCCACAGTTCAATGAACTGGCTGCAATTACCCGCCGATGTTTCATCCCCCAATTGGTGATTCAGATTTACAATGCCTCGCCGCTCATGGCGTCGCTGTTATCTAACGCCCAGTCTGCCGGGGGTGGTGTTAGCTCGGTAACGGTTCCTGTGCAGGGTAGCCCGATGGTCGTTGCTTCCGCCGCGGGTTATGACGGTACCTTTGCGCCACCTCCGTCTTTACAGGGTGTGCAGGACGCGGAATTCAACTTGCAGTTGGTATTGACGCCGGTGCCTTTCCTTGGAACTGAGGGGCTGGTGCAGGTGGATCACGCAGTGATACCACTGATTCAAGCGAGAATGAATGATGCGACGAACGCGACGATGCATTTCATGGCGACCGATGCCTACTCCAACGTATCGCTCACTAACAATCGCGTTATCGGCCTCGACGGGGCAATTGACGATGGCACCAACATGGCGACCTACGGCAACATCAGCCGCACTACGAATACGTGGTGGCAGAGCTATGTTCGTGCTGCCGGTGCGGTCGCGCCCACCCGTAAGCTAGTTCTGCAGTGGCAGGTCGGGCTCAATAACTTCTGCGGTGAACATCCCTCCTTCGGGGTCACCGATGCGGGGACGTGGGCTGCGCTCGCACAGGATTACGTGGGCGCAGAGAGCTACGTCATCACACCGGGGAACGCCTTTGATACCGATGGGGATCGACCGCGCGCGGCATTCAAGGCACTGGACGTGGCTGGCATGCCCGTTTTTATGGACCCATACGTACCCGCCGCCGATGCCGGCACACTCTACATGGTGAACAACAATTACCTGAATGCGTATTGGCACGATCAAGCGGCGTTCAATTTCTCAGGATTTGAGTCAACCATACCGAATTATCAGTTGGGCTACCTCGGGGTGCTGGTCAATTGCTGGCAGATTGTAAATACCAAGCCGAAGACCTGCGGACGCATCACGGGATTTACGCCGGTCGCGGGCCTATGAACACCGTGCAGGTGAAGAACGGCTCGACACTCCGGCTGATCGGTCGCTTCGATGGCAGAGATTACCTGTTTCCGCCGGGCGGCATGACTTCGTTACCGGAGGATGCCGCCAATCACATTTTTGCACTCAGGCAGGACAACAAGACTGGGGCATTGAACCGTCTGGGTATCCTGAAGCCCGGGGTTTCGATGGAAGAGGCGTTAGCGGTACTCGATAAACTGTCCTTCTCGAAAGGGCGCGTGGTATTCGAGGATTCTCAGCCCCTGTCCCAGCCTGACACTACTGATATCGGGGGAAACCTCAGCGCGCACTCAGGCCCCGGTGGGGATGCGGGGACTGCGGTTCCCGCTAACCCCCGTATCCCGGAGGCCTATCAGGCACATCTGCGCCAAACCAAACGCGGGGGGTAAGTGGGTGCACTGGACATTTACCGTACCCGCGTCCGCCGACTGTTGACAGATGGGCAGGGACAGTTCTTTTCCGATGTTGAACTGACCGATCACATCAATCAGGCGCGGGTGCGGGTGGCGTCCGATACCAAGTGCCTGCGGCAATTGATCCTCAACGTCACGTTGCCGGCCAATCAGGAACTGTACAACATCGTTGAAACCGTGAATGACGGCATACCGCCCAATCTCGGGCTGAACGTCATTGAAGTGCTGGGGGTGACGATCTACTGGGGCAACATGCGGGTGCGCTGCCTCAATCGTCCCTTTACTGAGCAGGACGCCAAGCTTCGCATCTGGCAGTACTACCAGTCCCGTCCGGGCAGTCTTGCCATGATGGGAGCGAATACCCTGTACCTGAATCCGACCCCTGACCAGCCGTATCAGTCTGACTGGGACGTGGTGCTGGTGCCGCATCCGCTCACGACTTCTTCTGATCTTGAGGTACTGCCGGTGGTGTTTCAGCCGCTGGTGCAGTTTTATGCCGCGCACCTCGCTAAGTACACCGAACAGTCGATCAGCGAATCTGACATTTTCTTCAGGAAATACCTGATGGAGCGGCAGGCAATGTCGTGGGGCTTCATGTCAGCGCGGGTGCGCGATTCTTACCGGAGGTGATTTATGGCTGGTGGTAATCAATGGTGGACCGATAGCAATCCCAATCCGCCTTCTCCGCCCCCGGCACTGTATGTGCTGAATCCGATTCTCGCGCCACCGACCCTACCGCCGACGAAAGTGCCGCCGACAGCGTGGCCCACCGCAACGATTGCCGGTTCGCTCACGCAACCGTATCGCTTTCCGCTACCGATGAATCCACTGGTGGCGAACATGGGGCCGCAGGTTGCGCCGATGAAGTTTCCGACTCCGCCAACTATCACCACCACCTCCCCGTTGCCGAACGCGACACATGCCGTGGCGTACACGCAGACGTTCGCAGCCACGGGTGGCGTGACGGCATATACGTGGGCAGCGACGAATCTGCCTGCGGGCCTCACCATGTCAACGGCAGGAGTGCTGTCCGGTACGGTGGCAGCAGCGGGTGGGCCATACAAGATTTCGGTGACCGTCACGGGTGCGGATCTGGGTGCAGGGCCCCCGCAGATTTTCTCGCTGACCGTGGTGTGATGTGGCACAGCGCGTCGAAACCCGCGAGGAACGTCCGCTCAAGAGTTTCTGGCTCAAGGATTTCCTCGCGGTCGATACGACCAACAGCCGTATTGCGCTGCCCAATCAGGCGTGCATGTCCGACTTGCTGAATGCCCAGCCGGTCGGCTTCTCCAATATCCATTCGATTGCCGACATCTCCGCGGAACTGTTCGACTTCGGCGCGCACACCATCTATGCCAAGTTTGACGTCAACATCAATGGTACCGAATACCTGATCTGCGCAGCACAGGATGGCACGTTGTGGTACTACGATGTTGATTCCGGCGTGGCTGAGCAGATGGGTGCCGGCATGGCGACGGATATGTCAGCCAAGGTGGTGCAGTACGATTATTCCACCGCTCTGGTGCTCGATAGCAGCAATTACTGGTACTGGAAAGGTCCTTCCGTTCAGACTTCAGAGGGTATCCGCAATGTGTGGATACTGCCGGTAGACCCTCAGGGCACGGGCGGTGCGCCGGTCGGTGGGGATGCCATCGCGGTCTACAACAACATGGTGTGGATAGCGGCGGGCCGGCAACTGTATTACTCGAAAGCCGGTGCCGCCACTGATACCCCGCCCGCTTACTCCAATTTTCTCACTAGTAGCGGTGGCGGTTATAGCGATCTGACGGACGCGACGCTCCGCAGCCGGGTCACCGGCATGATTGCCGCGAATGGCTACCTGTACCTGTTTGGTGAGACTTCGATTGATGCCATCAGTGACGTTTATGTGCCTTCGGGCCTGACCACGCCGACCTTTACGCGATTGAATCTGACTGCCATCGTCGGCACCGATCAGCCGCATTCGATCTTTGCACTGGGCCGGCTGATCCTGTTCGCCAACAAGTACGGCATGTGGATGATCTATGGCATGACGGTGCAGACCATCAGCGGTACCGACCCGTCCAATCAGTACTTGTCGGAAATCGACGGCACCATTCAGTACCTGAATTTCAATCATTACGTTGCCGGGCAGCAGTGGCTCAACAATTCCAATCAGGCTGCGGGCTGGGAGAATAACGACAATCAGCAGGTGTTCTGGCAGATGGCGAACGTCACGCCTTACGTGCAGACCATCTCCGGCGGGCAGGTTATCTCCAATCGGCTGATGAATGGTGCGTTTCTCGTGGTGCGCCAGAATGACCCGATCTTTGGCAGTGGTGCACTGATCCTGATGTACCAGTCCGATGCTGCGGGCGGCAAGTGGTGGTCAGCGCTTTATACCGCTGCGGGTGAAATGACCTTCATCTGTACTGCGATGGTAGCGAAGCAGCCGGCACTGTTCTGTCTCATCAACAACCGGCTGTACCAGATACTTGCGGACCTGACTTCATCCCCGGCAGCGCGTATCAAGACAGGGTTATGGGACTTAGGGGATCCGCTCACCATGAAGCAAGCGGTGCGGGCAGGAGTGCGGGTGTCGATCTATGGGGATCCGGCGGAAGCGCAGATGAATGTCTATCTCGATACGCTGCGTCAGTCTTTCCCGGTGGAGCTTGGTCATATCGGTGCAATCCAATGGGTGACTAATATAGAGAATCCGGTAGCGTGGATGCGGTCGGACGATTACACGGAGGTTTATTGGATTGACCCGGTGCCGTACCTGAATTACTGGGGCAAGGCTCCGGAGTGCTACTCGCCGTACCTCGGTTTCACCATCACCACCGAAGAGGGCACGGTGTTTGAATTGAATCAACTGGCACTCGATTACAAGCTGGCCGCGCGCTGGACGGGGATCTGATATGTCAGTCGTGACCCCTTTCGGTGAGATGTTCCTCAACGATCAGAAGGCGGAGAGTGCGTGGCTGGATGCCCATAACCGCCGGCACCATGTGTATACGGTCAATCAGCAACTTCCCGGTAACAGCATCTTTGATGGACCGGTGGATGGGGATTGGATGCTCCGGCATACCATGACGCATACCACGCTCGCCAATCTCGCTCACGAACCGCTCACCAGTGCCAACGTCATTGCGTTGGGCCTGCCGGGACGCTGGAAGACGGAGCAGGAACTGGATGACTGGCATGCCTTGCACAACCGTCTGCATTTCATCATTGATCATCGCTTGGGAGTCGCAGGACATACGGCGCATTTTGGTGCTCGTCCCGTGACGCCACGCCCGCCCCCGGGACCACTGCCCTAGGAGAAGCACATGGCCGGCAATGTGACAGGTCTACACCAGTTTCAGAACGACGTGGGGCCGATCCCGCTGGCGTTGCTCGATACCAATTACTCAGCGCTTGCGGTGGCATTCAATACGCTGGGCAATTTCTCCAACTTCTACATCGATGTGGGGACGTTGAATGCGCTCAATGTCCAGACTGCCACTACTCAGTTCGTTTCCTATACCGATGGCTTGCGGTTACTGGTGCGGGTTGCCAATACGGTGACTTCGGGTCAGCCGACGCTGAATGTCAATAATCTGGGCCCGGTCGTTATTACCAACGGAGATGGCAGCGCAATCGGCGGCGGGCAGATTACCGCGGGCAGCATCGTGACGCTGACCTTCAACCAGCCGCGTAACCGCTTTGAATTGCTGATGGGCGGCGGGGGTGGCGGCAGTAGCGGTAATCTTGGTAGTGCTCGCGTGGGTCCAAGTGGTGAGTGGTATATCGGGCCGCCGACTTCCGCGTTAAGCACACTGAATTTGTTTGCGCCGGTGGGTAATGGTGCGCTGACCGTTGATGGTGGGGGGCCGCAGACGCAAGCGGGTATTTGGGCCGCGCAAATTTGGGCCGGAGGTGCCGCTGGACAAGCGCCGGGTTTTGCTAATGCCTTGCGGGTAAACGGTGGCACTAACGCCAATGACCAAGCCTTTGCAGTTTGGAATGCTCCCGCATCTGCAGGTGCCGCTTCAACAACGCAGTTCATGGGGATTAGGGGCGATGGTAGCGGATGGCTGGGAGCGTTCGCTTCCCCCGGTGGTACCGATCCGCCCTACGCTCCGTTGGTTTGGTCATCGAACGGCTGGTATGCGGTAGGGCCGCCGAAGCCGGGCCCTTACGTGGCGTTCAATGTTTTCGCCTCCGTTAATAACACCGGTTTTTGGGTGGTCGATGCGGCGCACACGCAGGCCGGAGTGTTCAATGCGATTATCGGTGGCGGTAATGCCCCGGCAGGCTTCAGTAACGGTTTAAGCGTGCGGGCCGGAACCAACGCTAATGATGTGGCATTCAATGTACAGAATTCCGCGGGCGCGCTGACATTTTTCCAGATCAACGGTGACGGTTCTGGATGGCTTGGGCCCAGTGCCGCCAATGCTTTGCACTGGAGTAATGTTGGCACTTTCTCAACGTCAGGCACCGCGAGCCTTCCCGGCGGCGGCACGGGTGGCAGTAACGCACTCTCGCAATTGACTGACGTCAGCGTTTCCAATATGACGAGTGGGCAGGTGCTCACATGGAATAGCGGCGTGTCACGCTGGATCAATTCCGGTGTTCCGACGCCTCCGCCGCCCTCACTCGCACAACTGACCGGTGTGTCGATTACGAGCCCGGTCGCTAATCAAGTGCTTACTTTCAATGGTACGGCGTGGATAAATGCGGCCCCGACTGGTGGTGGCGGCGCGGCGAACTTAGGTATTGCGACCGTCGATGCCGTACAAGGCGACTGGACGTTCAACATACCGAACGCACCTTCGACTCATACCACTGTTGTGATGAAATCGCCTGCCAATAACATGGCGTTAGCGCTGGAGAACGGTGCGGCCAATACGGTCGCCGGCAATTTCCTGTGCAATATGTGGGCGGGTGGCGTTACTGGGCAGGCTGCGGGGCTTGCGAACGGCTTAGGTATTCATGCCGGCACCAACGCCAACGATCAGGCGTTTGCCGTATGGAATGGACCTGCCAGTTCCGGCGGAGCCTCCACGTTGCAGTTCATGAGCATCAGGGGTGATGGCTCGGGATTTTTAGGCCCCGCGGCGGGTAAGGGTATTAGTTGGGATATCAACGGTAATGTCATGTTTACCTTGCCCGCGGCAACCGCTGGCGGCCAGTGGTACATGCAGCTAGGCCCCTCGACGCCTGCCTCGCCTGCTGGCATGTCGAACGGCTTGCAGATTTACGCTGGCACCAACGCGCAGGATGCGGCGCTATCAGTATTTAATGAAGCGGCGGGGGCTGAGTTTTTCCATATACGCGGGGATGGCTCAGGTTGGATTGGGCCTTCGGCGGCGAACTGCCTGACGTGGAATACCACGGGTGGTTTTTCAACGCTGGGCACGGCCACGCTTCCGGGTGGTGGTGGTGGCGGCACGGTGACTCCACCGGTAGTTTGGACTGACACGGGTGCATTGGGTGCCGGCAATCCAATACTGCGATTGACTACATTGTCGGGCGGCCAAACGTGGGCACAGGACATCATTTGCGGTACTGGCGGCACGACTGCTGTCGGCGGTCAGGGTTTGCGGATACAGGCCGGCAGTGGCACCGATGCGGCTACGAGTCACTGTTTCTTGGTGCAATCGCTCGGATATTCATTCAATTACTTGGCTATCAACCAAAACGGTGCCGGTCAGCTTGGACCTAACAACACCAACTTCATGAGTTGGGATACGAGCGCGAATTATAGGCTCGTCGGTAGCGCTAATCTCATCGCGCCCAACATGGTTGGGCCTACCGTGATAGCGCAACCTAGTGCCGCAACGAGCGGCGCTGCGCTGACTGTCAACAGCGGTGGAGTGGCTGGCGCGTGGGGCTTGATTGTCGGTGTGGGGGCCGGGCATGGTTTGGGTATTCAAGGCGGCACCGGTACCGCGAATTTGATGCGTGCGGTGGATTCGACTTGGACAACCTCTTTCTTTCAGATCGCTAGCACTGGCTCGATCACGATGGCAGCGCTCCTGTCCAGTGCCAGTGCCGCGAACGTCTACCGGGATGCCACCGGTATTCTTTACGGTTCGACCAGTGCGCGCCGCTACAAAACCAACATTCGCGCCGTGACGCGCAAGAAAGCTCGCGATGTGGTGAAGCGCTTGCGCGCCGTGACGTTCAGATCGTTGTGCGAAGGGGATGACCCCAAGCAGAATTATTACGGACTGGTGGCGGAGGATGTTGCTGCGGTCGATCCGGGGCTAGTGAATTTCGATAAGGATGGCAAACCCTCGGGCGTGCAATATGAACGTGTGTTGCTGATGTTGTTACCCCTCATGCAGGAGTTATTAGATGGCACAGCTTAGCGTCAAACTGGAACAGAACGACTGGCAATTGCTGTTGTTCGCGGCACAGATCAGCGGCAATGCCATGCAATCGCTGGTCGGTAAGATTACGGAGCAACTGCAGCCGCAGATGAATCCGCCGCCAGCGAGGGCCGATGGTGAAGACAAGACTGCGGTGAACTGACATGCCTGCCATCATCACCATCCAGCGCAAGCAGAGCACTGCCCCTCCCCCGGTCGCACCGACCATCACCTCAACCTCGCCACTTCCCGGTGCGGTCATAAATACGCCTTATACCTACACGTTTACGGCGACTGGGGGCACGACGCCCTATACTTGGGCTGGTACCAGTCTACCGGCGGGCCTGACACTTTCCTCGGCGGGCGTGCTTTCGGGAACACCAACCACCACCGCCACCAGTTCGCTCAGTGTGACGGTCACCGGTGGCGGCCTAACATCCGCGGCGCAGCTGTTTTCACTCACGGTCAATCCGGCCATTTCAACAACGTGGCACCACGGCGACGTGATCACGTTGACGCTGCCGGCCGGCCTTGCCAGCTTTGGCAGCAAGAAAGCGCAGACGCCTGACATCTATGACTTCGGGCAGGATGGGCCGGGAGTGCTCAACAACGCTTACAGCAACACGTGCCCATATTTGTTCACCGGTGCAAACGCACAGTGGAACATCACTAACCGCATGGTGCCATTTTGGGGATCGAGTAACGTCCTGCCGATCAACGCGCCCGATCCTTATACCAAGGTGATTTCTGCAGGGTGTTTCGCCGCCTACTTTCAGGAGAGCATCCCGCCGGATACCGGGCAAAATGCCGCAGGCATGTTCGTAACACTTACCAACTGGTGGAACCCGGGAGCGGCGCCGTTCAACATGCCGACCGATTCAGTGTGGTCAGTGCATGAGTGGTACATGGGTTATGGCCCGGATGGCTGGAACTTTGCCGCGCCGTTCTCCTACCAGTTCACCGGTACATTTACCGCTGGCAGTCCGACCGTAACAGGGCTCAGTCAGACTGACGCCAACATGCTTTACTTGATGACGGTGTATGCGAATTTCATCGACTACATTGCTGCGACGAGCGGTTCTCTTTACGTGCCTTCCAACACTAAGATCAGTTCAGTCGATACCGTTGGCCTCACGTTCACCATGAATGCGAATGCCACGACTACCGGCACCACCAGCACGCATTACGCATTTCGCCTGGGATTCGATAACAACTGCAAAATTTGGGACATCAATTACGGTCCTTACGGCGCTATCGCTTACAACAACATTCCCGCCGACTCCTACGAAATGCACAAGCGCTATAGCTCACAAAGCGAAACGCCCGGATACGGTGCAGGCCAGAATACGCAGTGGTCATGGTGGAATTCTTCGCGGGGTAGCACCATTCCTACCAACTATTCCACGCAGGTTTCACTGGTGGCTGATGTGGGTATCGGAATGGGCACCGATCCGGCGCAGTCACCATTCCAGCCCGCCACCAGCGGTGGAGGTATCTACGGCCCTAAAAGCGTACCGAACATAACCGATCCAACAACCCAATTGAACGGTCATACCATTGGCCCGTGGTGCAAGATGACCGCCATCACGCGTTGGGACAGCAATCTCAACGGACCCGGCTGGCGCCACACCTACTGCAACAACGTGTTAGGAATTGACTACAAGAATCGCAATCCGCCAATCACGCAGACTATGTACAACCCGCTGCCCGCAGCGCCTAATGGTGTAATTGAGACGATTGGCGGCTATCGGCGCAACTGTGGGCAATCCGGCTGGCCCCCGTGGTACAACCAGACCGGTATGTCGAACCAGCGTAATAACTGGGGCATGTTTGCTTGTCACGGACTCGACCGTCAGCCGCAAGCCAACGGCCTCGGGCGCTTTGTCCTTACCAATGATTCAGCTTGGACGCAGGGCGGTGGCACATTAGGTGAGATTCAGTGGGGCTGGACGGCTTGGTCGCCCACGACTGTCACCTTGGGCAAAGGATTGTATGTTGGCAATGTAAACCTCGGTGCCGCGTATCTTTTTTTCATTGACGAGGCGAATGGTATCGCGCCAACGCTGGTGGCTTCCGGCACGCTCGCGGCACCCTCTGTCGGCTTCGATTACTACATCTCTACTACTGGCAGCGACAGCAACACTGGCACGCTCGCTAGCCCGTGGGCGATTACTGCCATCAACAGCAAACAAGCCACCTATGCCGGCAAGCGCTTAGGGCTCATGGCCGGTACCTACGATGTCAGTAGCTTGATGAATGCGAATAACAGTACAGCGCTCAACATCCAAGGCGGCCTGTTAACTGGCGCATCGCGCTGGCCAACGTATATCGGGGCCTGTGACGCTAACGGCCATTACGCGCAAGGCGTCGTGACACTCGATGCCTACGGGGCAAGTGGGCAGTACGGCGGCGGTAACGGCAACCGTAGCGCGATCATTGGACAGGATAATTACGGTGGTGTGGTGCCGACCAACAAGGGCAATTGGACACTCGACGGGATCGTGCTGTCGGGATTCTCGCTGTGGGCAGTGCATGTCGGCAGCTATGATGGCACGTTCGGCGTGTGCCCCAACGTCACCATTCAGAACTGCACCTTTACCAACGGCAGCGCGCAGAACTCCACGGTTGCCAGCGGCGTAAACGTGGGTCCGCTGGTGCTCTACAGTTATTCCAATTGCGCCGTGCAGAACTGCAAATTCCTCAACAACTTGGGCTGGACCGATAACATTCACTTTGCCGCCATGTACGTGTGGGGCGGGCTCGCCAGCAATCCCAGTTCGCTCTACCTGCGCGTGCACCAGTGTACGTTTATCAACAGCGGGTGCATTTATGGCAAGACGGACTCCGGGTACATTTACGGCACCACAATCGGTAACTGTTACTTCGACATGACGCAGAAAACGCCTACCGGCGGGCAGTCAATGGCGATTCAGGGATTCTCCTGCCCCGGCGGCGACCAGCTTAGAAACCAAAGTGCGTTTCATCACAACATCATCGTCGGCAACATGGCGATGGACCTTGAGCCGCAGCAGGCCACGGGCTTGATGAAGTGGACGACGCCGATCAACTGTTTCAACAATACATGGATACTCAATAACACGCAGGGCAGTATTGGGCCGGGATTCCGCTTTTGGGGCTTCACCGGATTCGCACGTTTTTATAACAACCTGATGTACGACAGCGGAATCACTACCGGGGTGCAGTACGGTTACATGGATACCAACGTCGATGGGTTTGCATTCAGCGATTACAACATCTACGGGGGCCTCAATCAGTTTACAACGCGCCCCAGTGGTACCGATGCGACCGGCACGGCAACCAACAACAATTGGACGCAATGGCGCACCGCGATTGGGGGACAGGATGCTCACTCGATGGCGACCGCAATTGCCGATCCATTCCAGAACAACGGTCCCTTGGCCTTGCAGTACCAGATCAACCCTTCGGGCGTCGCTTATAACTTTAGCCGCGAGAGTGGAGCGGTATCGGGTGCGTTGGTCAACTGCGGCGCATGGGACGGGCGCGTGACGCAGATCGGCAGCACCTTCTGATGGCAATCGATCCCATTTCCGGCCAAAGCGCGACTTCCAGTACCACGGGGGTCGGTGGGGGATCGTGGCTGACGGACCTGTCTGGGACGTTCGGCAACCTGTCCTCTGGCATGGGATTTGCAGCTGGGGTACAGGCGGGAGGAGTTCGGGGGGATATTCAGGCCGCACAGTCCGCCGCGAAGCTGGTCGGTAGCATTTCCGGTCCCGGCAGCACCTTCAGTTCCACGGGGAACGTCGGAGGGGCGCTCGCGGATATCACCAACCTGTCGAATATCATCACGGGATTACAGCAGGGCGGAGTGTCCGGATACGGAGGCGCCACCATCAACACTGCTGCGCTCGCTGCGCGCACCGGGGGTCAATTAGCCAGTGCCGGAGCTTTCGGCAGCGCTTCGGGAGAAGTCGGCAGCGTTGCAGGTGAAGTCGGTCAGGTGGTTGCCCCGCTCGCGTCAGCGTTATCAATTTACAATTTCGCGAAAGGATGGCAGTCGGGCGCCACGGGAGCGGATGCGCTGCGCGGCATGCAGACGGGCGCGACCATCGGCACTGAAATCATGCCGGGCATTGGCACGGCCATTGGCGCACTGGGCGGGGCCGCGGTGGGGGCAGTCTCCAGCCTCTTCGGTCCCGGTCGGATGGACCCGGAAAATGTCAGTTGGGACCAGTACGCCGCGGCCTACAGCCAGCAAGGTGCAGGTGGAGTAGCCGGGGCGACGCCTTCGCAGAACTTTCAGATGCTGGCCGGGATCTTCGACGCTCGCGGCAGTTCGATCCCTTTTTACAACCAGTTCGGGCGCATGGGCGAAAATCAGTTCATGTCCGCCATGACCGGCAAGATCAATCAAGCTTTAGCTTCCGGTCAGATATCAGGTTCCTCCACGCCAGACCAGATTTACTCTTCCGTGGTGCAACCGTGGATCAATCAGATGGCACCCGGGGGCTGGCAGGCGAGCTATACCGCCAAGGGCGCCCCTGAACAGCAAGCGATTGGGAACCTGCTGACGAACCTGATCGGGCAGTGGCAGTCAGGCCAGATTACGGGCAGCACGCCTCTCGGCATCAGCGGGCAGACGATATCGGGCCTTGAGAGCTTCGGCGCGCAGGGGACGAATCCACAGGCCGCGCAGCAGACGCAAGCCTATCAGCAGCAGGGTGCGCAGCAGGTCACCACGGCGCTTCAATCATCGCTCGCTATTTTCAGGCAGGCCCGTATCCAGTGAGTTGAGCCATGGCAACCGATCCTGTCAGCGGTACCGATCTGGGTCAGATGACCACGGACCCCGTGGGGTATAGCTGGCTCTCGGGTGCCGGCTCTCCGACCACGCCGACGACCGACGGCACCGCAGGCACCGGGACCGACCCCTCCCAGATCACGGCTCCCAGCGCACCGGCAGGTACGACGGCAGCGCCTTCGACGTCGGGCAACTGGCTCTCGGATATCGGTAGCGCCATTCAGTCACCGCTTGGGCAGGTGGCTACCGCAGCGATACCGGCAGCGGTCGGGCTGTACCAGTCCGGTCAGGCGACCAAGCAGGCGCAGCAACTTGCCAATCAGGTGATCCAGACGGGAGCCCCGGCAGGCACGTTCGGCAATCAGGTACTGGGTCAGGTATCAGGTGGGGCCCCGGTTCCCGGACAGACAGGGCAGAACATCGCAGGGCTGCAGACCGCGGCGGGTGAGCAGACGCAGGTCGCACAGACGTATGGGACCGGCAACCTCACGCCTGCCCAGAATTCTCAAGTTACGAGCTACGTTCAGCAGCAGCGTGCGATGGTCGATGCCCAACTGGGGCCGTCCGGGAACTTGAATTCCTCTGCCCGCGCTCAGGCTTATCAGCAGATCGATAACAACGCCGCGCAGCTTTCGCAGAACCTCGTGTTGCAGAACCAGTCGGTCGCGCAGGGGGCCATGCAGGCGGTGACCGGGATGTACCAGTCGCTGGTATCGAACGCGGTGAATGCGGCGGGACTGGCGTATGCGGCCACCGCGACTGGGGTGAAGCAACTGATTGGGCAGAACAGCCAGATTGCCTCATATGTGCAACAGATGCTGGCCGGGATTGCCGGGGGCCTGTCGATGGCAAGCGGTAAGCCGCAGCCGACGACCGGCGCGGCAGCAGGGACTCCGGCGGGAGTAGGTGGGCAACTGGCAACGGCAGTCAGCAACTGGGCGCAGCCCGATGCCAGCCAGTACGCCTCGACTTCAATGTCCGACATGCCGGGCGTATCACCACTCGATTTAAGCAGCACCGATACCAGCGCCACTGACACCTCCTTACTGTCTTCCGCCACGCAAAACCAGTTGGCTCCCGCCAGCCTGTCGGACTTGGGTGGAGGCTGATATGCCAGACCCCGACGTTGATATCAGTGCACTCCCGGATCCGTTAGCTGCTCCTGCGCCGTTTCCTACTCTGCAGACCCCGGATCCGGCGGCACTCAGTCAGCAATTGGGGACGCAGTTCGGACAGCCGGGACCGGGGAAGCCGGTGCAGACCTTTCAGCCCGGGCAACCCAATGTCGAAGAACAGATGTTCACGCAGCAGCGTGCGCAGACCCCGGTAGCCGATGCCGCCACCGCTGCCGCGGATGCGGGATTACCCACAGGTAAGGCACCGGGCCTCATGCCGATACCGCTTGCCGATGGGCAGGCCCCTGCCGGCGTCAATCAGGAACTGTTTACCTCGATGCTCTCTCAGGACCGTGACGCGGCCTTGAAGGCAATTGCCAGCTTGGACAGCGATGAGAAGGACGCGTTGCGCAAGAAGACTGCGATTTACAACGATCTGATCAATCAGCAAAAGGCGTTTGGTAGGGAAGAGGATGCCATTGCCCAGAAGATTGCTGATCTTAAGGTGAGTGCGGTCAAGGATGAGATGACGCAGGATCAGAAGTTAGATCAGTGGGTGCAGAATACTCCGACGCGTCAGGCTATCTATGCAACCGGCATGCACATGATGGCACCGCTTTCCATTCTCGCAGCGATTGGCGGAGCGGTGACGAAGAACAACGCGATGACCATGCTGGCGGCGAACGCGGGCATCGTGGAGGGCATCAACTCCGGCAGCGAGGCGAAATATAACGAGGCGCTGGACCGATGGAAGATCGGTTATCAGCGAATGCAGGATCATGCCAAGAATACCGAGAAAATGTTTAATCAGATGATTGATGCTTATCAGGGTTTAGGTAATGCGCGTGAACGTGCCGCGGCGCGTACCCGCATGATACTGGGCGACCAGTTGGATGCCGCGCAGTTGAAGGTGGGCACGGACGTACAGTTACTCGACTCCACGTTGAAGGCGGCTAAGATCACCGAGAGTTACGCGGCAGCACTGGACCGGGTGGAGAATCAGCGGTTGCAGAAATCCCTGATGACCAGTCCCGGCGGTTTGGCAGCGATGGGCTGGACGCCGGAAATCATCGATTCCTACGCGGAGCGGGGATTGCGCGGTGATTATACATGGCGCGTGGGTTTGTCACGGTCGGCAGGCGGTTCCGCAATCATCGCGGCAATAGACCGACGTGCGGCGGAAATGTCCTACCAGCGAGGCATTCCTGCGGGTGAGTTCGCGACTATACCGGCGACTGCCAAGGGACTTTCACACGCATTGCAGGAACGGCAGTCGTACCTCGAAGCGGTGAAGCCCGCGGTCGGTCAGTTCAACAATCAGGCAGCGATCATCCGGCGACTGCTGAAGCCGGGAGTGGGTGGCGACTCACCGGTCTGGAACAAGTATCAGCAGTACGTTCGCGGTGAAGTGGCCGGTGACGATGACGTGATGGCGCTGGATCTGGCGCTGCAGGGTGCGGGCCGCGAGCATCGTCGCATCATCACCGGTCCACGCTCTAACGCCACGTTGACGGATGATGCCAACAAGCGCGCGGATGCCGTGATGAACATCAACCTCAATGCGCGGCAGATCCTGCGTAATTTGAGAGTGATGGAGGATGAAGGGCAGGGCTTCTATAAGGCCAATCAACAGGAAGTAGTAGATATCCGCCGGCAGATTTCCAACTTGGGTGCCGGTCCGCAGTTGGATAAGCCGCCTGTCAGTGCATCGCCCGGTGCCTCATGGGAGCGTCCACCGACGCAGGTCGGGGATCCGGGCGCACAGGGTAAAACTGTTACCGGAACGGCTACCGAGAAAGGTACTGGCAGAAAAGTGCTGCAGTATTCTGATGGCTCACTGGGATACGAGGATCAGCAGTAATGCCTGATGGCGATAAACCTGATCCTAATAACCTCATTTGGGATCAACCGCAATCTGCTACTCCGGCTGCGTCAGCCAGACAGACACCGGATCCGGCTAACCTCATATGGGACAAGCCTGCTGCCGGTCAGACTCCTCAACCTGATCAGCCGGTGACGTTAGGCGAGATGGGACGTGTCGGCGCGCGGGGGTTGATCAAGGGTGCAACGGATATCGCAACATTCATTCCTGATATTGCCGTGCAGGCTGAGCATGCCATCGATCCGGCTTTGCAGAAGCTGAGTGATTGGAGTGGCTTGCCGATGGGTGAGCCGCTGAAGAGTCCGACGCAGTACGCCCGAGAGCAATTGGACCGCTGGATCAAGCCTTCTGAGCACAAGTGGGGTCAGCGGACTGAGGAAGGGATTGCACTCTTGGCATCCGGTGGATTGTCGGGGGTCGCTGAACGGGCGGCAGTCAAGGCACCGCAGATAGCTGAGAAGATTGCCGAGAGAGCTACTGCCACTCCGGCGACTGCCCGTGCCGCACAGAACGCAGTATCGGAAGGTTACAAAATCTCACCGGCCTATATTGGCGGGGGTGCTGAAAGGCAAGTAGCGGAGTGGTACGGTCGCCCGCACCTGTTTGAAGACAATTCCGCGCTCAATGAATTCAAGACTGATGAAATCGCCCGCCGTGATCTGGGGTTGCATCCTGATGAGGAGTTGGGCCCCAGTACCTATGATCGGCTGAAAAAGGCGGAATATCAGACTTTCGAGGAAGCCCGCGCGCTGACTCCCAAGCCAACAGACGAATTACGGGCATCGCCGCAGTTCCTACAGGATATGGCTAATGCCAACAGGCGGCCCGGCGGCTCACCTTACATATCGGGTACACATAGCTTCGGTCCGCCGGAATATGAGTCCGTGACGGCACCGATCATCGCTAAATACAACAAGCCATCATTCAATATCGGTGAATCTCTGGACCGCATGCGCGAACTTCGGGCCTCTTCCCGCGCAAACCTTGCAAACTACGATCCTGAGAAAAACGCCATTGGCTACACGCAGCGCAAGGTGGCGGATGCCATGGAAAGCGAAATCGCGCGTATGGCGGAAAGGCCGATACCTGCGCAGGAAGGGGCAGTGCTAGATCCGGTGTGGGGAGGCTGGAAGGGCACCCCGACGCATCCCAGCCCGCCGCAAGCCATTCCGGGATTGGGTCAGCGCTTGCGCGAGGCCCGGACCCAGCTTGCCAAGATCCAGAATTACGAGGATGCAACCCGGGCCGGTGGGCACGTTTCCGCCACTGACTTTGCACGGTTGCTGAGAAATGACCCGCGGTACCCGTTGTCAGGCGGAGCGCGCACCATTGCTGAGACAGCGCTGAATTTCCCCAAGGATATGCAATCGATTGCTGGTGCCGGCAAGGGTGAGCGGGGAGCCTTCAGCGTGGTCGATTACATGATGGGTGGTGTGGGATTGGCGGCACATCATCCTGCCGTTGCGGCCATCAGCCTGACCCGTCCGGTGCTGGGTAAGGCCGTGCGCAGCGAGGCCGTACAGGAACGGATGCTCAAGGGGTACACCAAACGTGCGACCCGCGAGCCCCCTTCCGAGTTGCGCAAAGGTATTGGCAAGACTGCGACCGGAGTTCGTAAAGCTGCCGTGCGCGGTGCCATCATCCGCAAGTCTGAGGACGATCAGCCACCGCAACCCTCACTCAGTGATATGGATTAACCGGAGGTGCCCGACATGAATCCCCCGCCACCCGCCAAAAAATCCGCCTCTTCTCCCCACACAGAAAAATCTACTGCTGAGGCTACGTCTGCGGTTCCCTCTGCTGACGTCATTGAGCCCCGCAATCCGAGTCAAGGCAGTCGCAGTATCACGATTGCCACCACGGTTGCCACGGGCGGTAAGCCGGTGCAGTACGTGCTCACCGATGGCACTTTTGTCCTGACCACCGACAATGAACGGGTGGTTGCTGACACAATCCGTAACCGATTACATGGAGCAGCCTGATATGCCACGCACGAAAGGTCGAAGCATGGGCTCCCGGGTACCGTCCTTCCGCGGATCAGCGGGCCTGCATAAGCGCGGGACACCGGGCATCAGCCGCGGCGCAAGCCGGATGGCGAACACCCGTAACCGGAATACCCGCAGTGGCGCGCGCGCCTGAGCAGACCGACGAGGAGCGGGTAAAAGCCAAGCTGGTGAAGGAGATTCTGGCGGCGGATAACCGCG